AAGTGGGGCTGGTTTGCAGCGATCCATCGACTATGCGACGGAGACCCTACAAGAGCTGATTCCATCACATCACTACCGCTTCATCGAGCGTTGTTCTGGCTTGCTTACGAAAGCGACCGGGATGAATACGAACGAAGACGAATAAAGCAAGCACATGGCTAACTTTTACCGAATCACGGGACAGATCAGGCAGGCGATTGAGAACACGAGCAGGGTGAACACCATCACCTTCGGCAACCTCGCGGACATCGACCTCAACAAACAGAACATCTACCCGATCGCCCACATCACCCCGGAGAACTGCACCATGAACGGAGCGACCTCGACGTGGAGCTTCAACATCAGCATCTTCGATCAGGTGGACTTCAATAAGGACGACGTGCGGGACGCGCCTGTCTCCTTCCACGGCACGGATAACGTGCAGGACATCTTGAACGACTGCGCCCTCACCTTCCACATCTGGCTCGATGAGTTCAGGAGGGGCGACCGCCACGCGGACAACCTTCAGCTCGATGGAGGGGTGACGCTCCAGAGCTTCCTCGAGACGCAGACGAACAGCCTCGCAGGATGGAGCGCGTCCATCAGCATCACAGCACCAAATGCAACAACGACCGATGGCCTCTGCTAAATTTCCACGGCTCGAGGAGGTGCTGACCGAAATGGGCGACTGGGTGGTCAAGAAGGCCAAGCAGAACCTCGGAGCACGGCAGACACGGAAGAACGTCCGCGCCACATGGAAGAACGGCAGGCCGACAGGCTTCGAGTTCAAGAAAGCGCAGCGCGATCTCAAGGCATCGGGCAGGCTTCAGAAGTCCCTCGGCTATGAACTCAAGGAGGACGGCCAGAGCATCGTGGTCAAGTATAAGGGGCTCGATTATGGCTTCTATTTAGACCGAGGCCGCTATCCATTCATGAAGGGCGTGGCGCAGGGGAGAGGCATCCCGCCCGCGAAGATGAGAGACTGGATCGAGGCGAGCAAAATTCAGCCCCGCGACCTCACGACCGGGCAGTTCATCGAGAAGACGGAGAGCAACATGAGGAGCATGGCCTTCTTAATGAATCGCAAGATCAAGTGGTTCGGCATCGAGCCCACCCACTTCTTCAGCGAGCCCGAGGAGCAGGCGCGCGACAAATACGAACAGAAGATAATTGAAGCCTTCGAGGAGGACATCAGAAACCAAGTGACAGCATGACGATCAACCAACAGCCCGGGGGCACGATATACGCCTTGAGCCCTGTGATATATCACATCAGCGACAGCGCATACAACGAGGCCAACTTCAGGTACAAGCTCGAGGTCTACATCTGGGAAGGAGACAACCCAAGCGACAAGCCCGGCACGGCCACCTACACCCTCACCAAGCTGCCCGATTCCAACAACGTCGGCATCTTCGACATTAGTCAGCTCATCAGGTCGCAGCTCGGCTTTGAAGAGCCCGACGCGCTACTCAATGCGAACAGCACCCAAGTGAACAACAACACGACCGGGGCGGTGTGGGTGCAAGTGACGGCAACCTATACGAGCGACGACAGCACGGCCACGCCAGTAGATTCGGGCACGCGCCTCGCAGTCCGTGGCTTCACAAAATACTCGCAGGGGGTGAACTCAACCCACAGCTCAAGGGCAACGATGAGCAACTTCATCGACGGGCTCGTCATCCCGAACAGCCTCCAGTTCACAACCTCCTTCCTGACCGCCACCATCGACAACCTCGTCATCGAGGGGGAGCACGGCATCGACTACGCGATCGACATGACAGGGAAGGACACCACCGAAACCACCGAGAGCCTCGTCCATGTGCTCCTCGGCTCTGACCTCTACGGCCAGACCCTCGAGAAGAGGAGGCAGGACATCATCGCAGACAGCGGGACGGTCGAGTCGTTTTCCTGCGTTTACAGCTACGCAACCCAATACAATGACACCTACACCATCGTGGCGAAAGATGGCGCGACAGAGCAGCGGAGGATGGCTGTGGAGGTAGCCTGCGCAGATAGGTACACGCAGTTCTTCATTGGTTTCTTGAATCGCTTCGGAGCTTATGACTACATTCCCGCGCTCAAGGCAAGGGAGGACAGCGCGACCTTCGAGCGGAGGGAGTTCAACAACAGCTACCTCACGACCGCAGCCCTCGCGGTGAGCTACACCGACACGGAAGGCACGGAGCGCATCTTCGAGGCCAACGGACAGGAGAGCATCACCATCAACACAGGCTACCAACCCGAGGACATCTGGGAGATGATCACCGACATGATGCAGAGCGAGAAGGTGTTCCTCGTCGATGGGACGAACATCGTCCCGCTGATCCCCTCGAGCGGAGACGTGGCGAAGCAGAAGCACATCAACAACAAGCTCGTGAACTACACCCTCGCCTTCAGGGTGGCCAATGACCTCAAGAATCAGGTGACGATATGAGCAGGGTCTCGCTAATTATCGGAGGAGTCACCGCTGACCTGTACAAGGGGGAAGACATCACCCTCGTCAAGCAGGCCAAAGACCTGACCGACCTCGGGGCAACGCGGACGGACTTCAGCCGCCCCTTCACCATCCCCGCGACGGACACGAACAACGGCATCTTCGAGCATTTCTACAACCTCGACATCGATGACCCCTACCCAGTACACAACAAGGCAGAGGCATCGATCAACGTCAAGGGCGTGCAGATATTCGAGGGCGTGCTCGAGCTTATGAATGTCACCCTGAAGAACAACATCCCCGACAGCTACGAGGTGAACTTCTACGGAAGGAACAAGCAGCTCACCACCCTCTGGGGGGATGACTACCTCCGAGACATCAACATGAACCTCGACCACGCGCTGACCTACACGAACGTCGTGAAATCATGGGGAGGCACTCTGGAGAGCGGTCAGATACGTTACCCGATCATTGACTTCGGAAGCAGAGAGCAGGGGGCGTGGAACTACTCCACCGCAGGGATGGCGCAGAACAGCATCGCCATAGATGGAGGAGCAATCCATCCGGCAGAGCTACGCCCTGCGGTGCGATTAAGCACCATCTTGACCAAGTGCTTCACGCATATCAGCAAGACCCTCACGCTCGACTCCTCCATCGACGACGACAACCTCTACATGATGGGCATGGAGAAGGTCGGCAAGTTCCTCGATGGCTACGACGCACAGGTGAACGCGGAGCTCGCTGTGGATATATCAGCGGGGACATCTTACAACGACCTCGCAGGCTTCACCGAGAACACGGATAACGACGTAAGATTTAACGACACGACGGGGGAGTTCACAGCGGCAACCGTTGGGAACTACACCTTCAAGCTGGACTTCAGCAGCATCACCTCGGGGCGATCCTTTAACATCCGAACAATAAAGAACGGATTAGTCGCGCCCAACGCTCCGCACCTTATCACAAGCCCCTCGGGCGTAAGGTACGAGACCATGTTCTTGCAGCAGGGTGATGTGATCAAGTTCCAAGTACAAGAGACGCAGGGGCTCGCCTTTACAGCGACCCTTGTATATGACCTCATTGACTGGCCGACCTTCAAGACAGGGGCGACCATCCTGATCGAGGACGGGATGCCAGAGGTAAAGATCACCGACTTCATAGGTGGAGTGCTCAAGATGTTCAACGCGGTGCTGACCACCTCCGACGGGGTGGCCTACACCATGAGCCCCCTCACGGACTACCTCAACGCAGGGGCGACGAAGGAGTGGTCGGACAAGATAGACACCTCCGTCATCAAGATAGACAAGCAGGAAGTCCCCGAATCGGTCAAGCTCAAGCACAAGGAGAGCGAAGACCTCGCGAACATCAGCTTCAAGAACGCCTTCGCCCGGGACTACGGAGCGGTCAAGTACGAGAACGCGGGCTTGTTTGACTTCACGTCCGACAGCATCGAGGTGGAGAGTCCCTTCGTTATTATGCCGACAACGCTCGAGAATCAGGTGGACACCGCAGGGGTGCGCATAGGGACGACTGACCTCGAAATCTACAAGTTCATGGACACGGATGGCGAGCCGATACAGGTCGAGCTGTCCCTCTTCTACTGGGCAGGATATGAGACGACCGCCTTCACTTGGAAGATGGTGAACGATTCGGCCGTCGTGGTGGATCAGACCTCCTTCCCCTACTTCAGGACATGGGACGACAAGCCTGTGGCCTCAACGGACAACTCGATCGCCTTCAGCATTGAGACACCACCGAGCAGAGCGATCACGACAAACACCTTCCTCGAGAAATACTGGAGGCCGCACCTCGACCGCATCTTCAACCCTGCCATGAGGCGCGTGCAGATGACCGCCTACCTCGACACGACGGACTGGCTGACCCTCGAGATGAACGACACCATTCAGATCGCGACGCGCCCCTACAAGATCGAGAAGATCAGCTACAACATGACGGAGGGGAGGGCGACGCTTGACTTGTTCACCTACGACCAGAAGGCCACAGCGACCCCCACCTACTCGGACGACGGCACGCTCACATGGGATCAGACCCCAACGAACCAAGAGCTCAAGCTCGCGGGGGCTCTCAAGGTGGGCAGCAATTACCTCATCAAGCCCGACGAATTATATCAGAGCAGGAGCAGGGGTATCGCACAGCAGGGGGCGATTCAGCACTTGACCTTTCTGGCGAACCCTCGCGTCTTGGACATGATCATCAACACGGACGAAGCCATCAGCATGACGACGAGCTACCAAGAGATCGGAGGCTACGACACGAGCACCTTCGACCAGTGCACCTGCTTCACGAAGAACCTCACGACGGGGGAGTTCACGCAGAACGACAACTTCATCACCGAGGTCATCTTTCACGCATCCTTCACAAATGAGACAACGAAGGACATCCAGTTCGCCATCCTTGTGAACGGGGTCGAAACTAACTTTGTAGCATTCGAGCCGAACGGGTCGAGCGAGGTGATGCTTGTGGGGCTGATGAATTTGTTCAACGAGGACACCATCAGCATCGGCATCAAGAAGGTGGCAAGCGGCAACGCCACGCTCACGATCTCGGACGCTTCATTCATAGTAAAAAGGGCATAGCGCATGATCACAGAAATCATCAAGCTGCTCCAGATGGAGGAGCACAAAGGAATCAGCGAAGAGGTCGATATCGCGAAGGGTAGGCACTACCTCCCGACCACATGGAGGGGCGCGGTGAAGGCAATCAAAAGAATGACATGGCGAACGAAGTAATCATCGAGCTCATCGCCCGGACGCAAGCAGCGGAGGGCAAGATCAAAGACCTCGAGGGGAAGCTCAACGAGACGAAGAAGACCACCGAGGACGCAACAGCAGCCACCAGAGGGCTAACTGGACAGCTCGATAAGATGACGGGCGGGGCGGTGACAGCCTTCAGGGGCATCGTGAAGGGGGCGAAGAGCGGGGTCGTAGCCATGACCACCCTCAAGGGAGCGATCGCAGCCACGGGCATCGGCCTGCTCGTCGTCGCTGTGGGCTCATTGGCCACCATGTTCAGCAAGACGCAGGAGGGTGCAGAGATGTTCAACAAGATCACCGCAGGCATCGGGGCGACCATCAACGTGGTGATCGACCGCATCAGCATGCTCGGCAAAGCGATCACTTTGGTATTCAGGGGAGAGTTCACGGAGGCCGCGAATCTGGCAGCGGAAGCCGTCAGGGGTGTGGGCGATGAGATAGAGAGAGAGACAAAGCTCGCCATCGGCCTCGCAGAAGCCACAGATCAGCTCGAAAAGAAGGAGGCAGAGATGATACTCACCTCTGCAAAAAGGAGGGCGCAAATCGAAGATTTAAGGCTTGCCGCTGAAGACCAAACGAAGAGCAGGAAGGAGCAGGCCGCAGCACTCCGCGAAGCCATACGCCTCCAGAGGGAAGAAGCAGACGAGCAGATCGAGATCGCAAGGGAACGCGCCCGAATCATTGCCGAGGAGGTGGCCATGAGCGAGAGCCTGACCGAGGACATCAAGAGGCAGAGGGAGGCCGAGGCTGAACTCTTCGACCTTGAGAGGCGCAGGGACAAGCGACTGAAGGAGATGATCACCCGCCTGAACTCATTGAGCAAAGCCGAGCAGCAGCAGACGCAGAGCATCGAGGACAAGATCAAGGCCATGAAGGAGGCCATCGCGATGGAGGAAGAGGACGAGGCGATCATGGAGGAGAACTTCAACGCAGAGCTCGACCGACAAATCGAGATGAGCAAGGTGCGGAAGAAGGCACACCTCGAGCGCATCGACGAACAGATCAAAGAGGGCGAGATCGCGGAGCAGATCGCCAAGCAGAAGCAAAGGACAGAGGAGCAATTTGCAGAAGCAAGGGTCGCCCTCGCGCAGACTGGCTTGAATGTCATCGGTGAGATATTCGGAAGAGAGAGCGCAGCAGGGAAGGCCGCAGCCATCGCCTCCGCAACCATCGACACATACAAGGCGTTCACCAACGCCCTCGCCAACACACCCCTGCCACCTCCCGGCCCACAGATCGCGGCAGGCTTGACGCTCGCCTCGGGCTTCGCACAGGTGCGCAACATCTTGAGCACTCCAGTCCCCAACGGATTCGGAGGCGGTGGAGGAGCAGCAGCAGGCAGAGGGGGCGCACCTACGCCCACCATGCCGAACGTCTCCATCTTGGGAGGCAACGAAGCCATGACGCAGGCCACCCGATCGCTCGCCCAGTTCGGGAAGAAACCGACCCGCGCCTATGTGGTCAGCGGTGAGATGACAGACAACCAAGCCCTCGACAGAAGAATCGAACGAAACGCCTCATTCGGATGAAAGCAAAACTGAAGACAATCCTCGAATCTTACAGCGATTATCCTGAAGCCGTAAGCAACAACGCGAAGCGGGGCATCGCCCTGAACGCCCGCGTCAATAACAAGTGCGCGACCCAAATCGGGAAGATAAGAGCCCAACAACTCGCACAAAAAAAACCCATCACAGAGGCTGTGATCCGTCGGATGTACAGCTATTTGAGCAGAGCCGAAACCTACTACGACGAGAGCGACACCAAAGCGTGCGGCACTATCTCTTACCTCCTCTGGGGAGGCAAGGCAGGGAAGCGGTGGGCAGCGTCCAAGCTGAAGGAGCTCGGCATCGAACTGGCAGAGATCGGGGAGCGTGGAGGATATAAAAGAAAGAAATGAGCTACCAGAAACCCATCGGAAACAAGTCCCTCACATGGGGGCGTTCAGGCAAGAGAGGAGGGCGCAGGGCGTGCCTCTGTGAAGACAACACCTACAAGATCGAGTGCTGTCAGGGCTACCTCCTGAACCAAGGCATCGGGGACGTGTACGGAGGTAATGACTAATTTTGTAGCATGAAGATCATCGAGCTGATAATGATGGAGGACGAGAAGCGTGCCGGAGTGGACACGATATCCCTCGTCTACGACCCCGCGATCGAGGAGAACTTTGTCGCCTTATCCAAGCAGCAGGAGGGCAGGGTCGCCCTCTCCTCCGAGTATATGCGCATGACCTTGAGCGACGCAGACAAGCGCATCGTGACAGGTGCGGCACTCGTCCCAAATAAGCCCATCTACCGCAACGACGGAGGGGATGAATATTACATCTACTTCAGCAAGGACACCACCCGCAAGGCGTCGGAGAGCTTCCTGAAGAACGGCTACCAGAGGAGCACCAACCTCGAGCACGAAGAGGGCGACAGGCTGAAGGGTGTGAGCGTGGTGGAGAGTTGGATCATCGAGGACGAGGTGAACGACAAGAGCAAGTTCTACAAGATGAACCTCCCCGTCGGCACTTGGATGGTCTCGATGAAGATCGACAACGATGAGGTCTGGAAGGAGTACATCAAGGAGGGCAAGGTTCGAGGCTTCTCCATCGAGGGGTGGTTCGTCGATAAGATGAAGACCAAGACGAAGACCGAGCAGGCGCGGTTGAAATAAAAAAAGAGGCCGAAGCCTCTCAAAGAAAAAAGCCCCCGAAGGGGCTTGTCTTATTTTGCGATTGCAACGTAGCGGGCGTAATCGTAGCCCTGCGGGTCAATGAAAATCTCTTCTCCTGTTGTGCTCATCACCTTAACGACGAGGCTGAAGGACTGCTTCTTCCATGCTTCGCGCTCTTCTTCGTTCATCTGAAGCCAGTCTTCGGTTTCTGTCTGGTAGTCGCTATCTGTTCCGCCTTTGCCTGAAAGCCACTCTTGATTGTCGAGGAGGCTCATCTTGAAGATGTTGAAGTCTCTGTCGGTCAAGACTACCATGTCGGTGACCAGAGCCTTCATCGGGATGGTGAATTTGTAGTCGTTAAAGTTCTCGAGCTTGCTCGTATCTCCGAGCAGAAGGTCGATGCGCTGATTCATTTGAACTTGAGCGAGGGGAGTGATTTCGATGGTTGTCATGATGTTGGTGTTTTTGGTTGTTGTTGTTTGACATTGCTAATATACAACCGTTTTCAACAATACCAAACATTTCAAGAAAATTTTTGAACTTTGTGAAAACCAACACAATGGCAGCGAACGAATCAACACCCGAGGGCGAACTCGTCAAGAAGTACATCGAAAAGTACCTCGACGACCTCAACGATAAAGCCGAACCACTCGGAAAAAAGACGCTCGCCCGCATCATCGTCAGAGACAACCCCGACCTGTTCACCGAGAACGACGTGGACAATGTGCGCACCCTCATCCGCTACTACACAGGGCAGTCAGGAGAGAAGAGAAGGAAGAACAAGATCATCGACGCACCACCCGCTGACAGGGGGGCAGCGCAGAAAAGAGGCAAGAGCATCCCCGAGAGCCATGCCCGCAGGCACAAGCCCTTCGAGATTGAAGGCAAGCGGATCGGCATCATCAGCGACGTGCATATCCCATACCACGACCCCGCAGCCATCTGCGCAGCTCTGGACTACTTTCAGAAGAAGGAGGTGGACACCATCCTGATGAATGGCGACATCCTCGACTTTTGGAAGATCAGCCGCTTCCTGAAGAAGGGCAACAAGCCCGACCTCGTGGAAGAGATAGAGGCGGGGCGTGAGTTCCTCGAGTGGCTGCGGTGGCAGTTCCCCGAGGCTCGGATATATTACAAGCTCGGCAACCACGAGGCGCGGTGGGAGCTGTATCTGTGGGAGAAGGCGGGAGAGATGGCCAAAGCCCTCGAGATGGAGTTCGGGCAGTCGCTCGGCTTCGCCCAGTTCCTGCACCTTGAGGAGCATGGCATCACCTACATCCCCGACAACCAACAGATCAAGGCGGGCAAGCTGAACATCATCCACGGCCACGAGTTCGGGGGGAGCTTCTTCAACCCTGTCAATGCAGCGCGGGGGCTGTTCATGAGGGCGAAGGCTTCGGTCCTTGCAGGGCACAACCATCAGACGAGCGAGCACCAAGAGGGCAACATCAACGGGGACGCCATCGCCTGTTGGTCTACGGGATGCCTCTGTGAACTCGCTCCAGAGTATCGACCTTTCGCTTTTACGAAGTGGAACTTGGGCGCGGCATGGGTTGAGGTGTACGAGGACGGGAGCTTCATGGTGGACAATTTCAGAATCATCGAAGATGCAGATGGACTTTACTCGATCCGATAGGACAGACCTTGAGCGCGTGCCTGTCGCCTGCAACCTCTTCCACAAGGGCTGCGACTGCGCACCAACGGAGGCCATGAAGTGCCACAGCGTGGAGCTCGAGAGGCGCAGGAAGATGGATATCTCCACCATTAAGAAGCCAAAGGCAGGGCAATGATGGAAAGAGCCACCTCAAGGGCTTTATCCACAGGCACTTTCGAAAATTAAAAGCAAGCCCCTCAATGTAGGGGTCTTTTTTTATCTGACCTTTGTGACATTAAACTCGAGGCATGTCCATAATCCAAAAAATATTTTCAGCTCTGAACGCTGACGAGAAGCAGGCGGTGAAGACCGAACTCGCTCAAGCCGAACTGAAGGAAGGCACAACCATCGAGGCTGACAGCTTCGAGGAGGGTCAAGCCATTTTCATCGTTACCGAGGACGGGGAGAAGATACCGATGCCCGAGGGCACATACGAGCTCGAGGATGGCCGCAAGGTTGAGGTGAACGACAGCAGCATGATCGTGAGCATCGGATCAGGAGAGGAGAAAGAAGAGGCCGAGGTCGAGCAGGAGGCGAAGGAAGAGATGAGCGAGGAGGGCGAAGCCACAGAGGTCGAAGCCAAAGAGGATGAGAAAGAAGAGGAACTCGGTGACATGGACAAGCTCCGCGAAGAGCTGCGCCAATACGTCCGCGAGGTGGTCATGGAGGCCATGCAGGAGAAGGAAGAGATGAGCAGCGAGGAGACCACTCCCGAGGCAGCAGCCGAAGAGACTGAAGAGAAGGCCGAGGAAAAGGCCGAGGAGGTCGCTGTCGAAGCGTCTGCCCAGAAGGTCAGCGCGAAGATCAAGGTGAAGCCCGAAGGCACTCGCCCCGACTCCATCGACTGGTTCAAGCCGCAGATGCGCAGCACCACGATGGGCAACGTATTCAAGCACTTGAACAAGTAAGACACTAAAATCAAAAACCCAAAAGAATGCCCTCAATTACTGATACAGGCGTAAGCTACGCCGGTGAATTTGCAGGCAAGTACATAAGTGCAGCCCTGCTTTCAGGAACAACTCTCGCCAACAACGAGATCACCATCCTGCCGAACGTCAAATTCAAGCAAGTAGTTCAGAACGTAGCCACAGGCAACCTGATCAGCTCCGCTTCTTGTGACTTCACGGACAGCTCATCCATCACTTTGACCGAGCGCGTCATCGAGCCACAGGAGCTTCAGGTGAACCTCGAGGTCTGCAAGAGCGACTTCCTGAACAACTGGCAAGCCCTCGAGATGGGATTCTCTGCTTACCATGAGCTGCCTCAATCCTTCGAGGACTTCATGCTCGCCCACGTTGCCGAGAAGGTAGCCGAGGAGATCGAGAAGAACATCTGGCAGGGAGACACCGCAGGCTCTGCCCCCGTGAACCACTTCGACGGCTTCGAGAAGCTGATCGACGCAGTCACTCCCGGTGGAGAAATCACAGCCGCAACCGTCACCGCCTCGAATGTAGTGGACGAGCTCGGCAAGATTGTCGACGCGATCCCTTCTGCTGTTTACAGCAAGAGCGACCTGAAGGTCTACGTCTCTTCAAATATCGCCCGCGCTTATCAGCGTGCTCTCGGTGGATTCGCTGCCGTAGGTACTGCGACTGACGCACTCACTCCCGGAGCAGGCTTTGAGGGTCAGATGTACGTCGGACGCAAGCCGATGAACTTCGACGGAGTTAATCTGGTAATGTGCCCCGGCCTCGCTGACAACACAGCGGTCGCCACTCCTTCGAGCAACCTCTTCTTCGGAACTGGTCTCTTGAACGACCACAACGAGGTGCGCGTGATTGACATGGCGCAGTACGACGGAAGCCAGAACGTCCGCATCATCATGCGCATGACCGCAGGCGTTCAGTTCGGAAACGCGAGCGACATCGTTCTGTACAATTAAGAGCGATTAGATAGACAATTCAAGGGGGAGGGGCTGAATCCCTCCCTTTTTTTTTCACTCTAAAAAGACAAAAAGAAATGGCTTGCAATTTGACACTCGGACGGAAAGAGCCTTGCAAAGATGTGGTCGGTGGGATCAAGAAAATCTACCTCATCAACTTCGAGCCCTTGACCTTGACAGAGGTGAGCGGTGAGGTGACAGACATCGCAGACGCTGCCGGAACGGCTGACGTTGACGCGGTAGTCTACGAGGTGCGCCACGCTTCCTCTCTGACCACGAACATCAACAGCTCACGCGAGACGGGCACGACCTTCTTCGAGAGCACTCTCGAGCTGACCTTCAAGAAGCTCTCCCAAGAGGACAACGCAGAGCTCGCGATCATGGCACACGGACGCCCTCACATCGTCGTGGTGGACAACAACGACAACAGGATGATCGTCGGCCACGAGTACGGCTGCGAGGTAACTGGAGGCACTCTGGTGACAGGCAACGCGATGGGCGACCTCTCGGGCTACACCCTGACCTTCACGGCACAGGAGCGCACTCTTCCGAAGTTCATGGACAACGCTTTGACAGAAGCAACCTTCGAGGCTCTCCTCGGGACTGTGACTGAAGGCACAAATTCGTAACTTAGCACCCGACACATGGAGCTGATCTGCTCCTCGTTGGTGTTGGTTTATTGTTTGACAGGAGGAGGGCTTCGCGCCCTCCTTTTTTTTATCAACATACCCAAGTACCTCAACAAGCCTCTGAATGCTTTAACTTTGTGAAAACCACAAGGGACAGATGCACATCCTGACAAGCTCGCAGACAGACTTGCAGACCATCAAGTTCGCGCCTCGCTCGATTGGTGCGCTCCAGTACCTGCTCCACCTTCAGGAGGAGGAGAGCGGCACGACCTTTCAAATGATCGGCTACGGGATACAAGACGACAGCTACGTCAGCATCACCCGAACCTTCCCCCTTTATGAAAATTTGTACTACTACCTCCGGGTGTTCAGGCTGCCCTCTGGGGCTTTGTCTTCTACCATGTCAGCCCTCGACGAGCCGACCATCTACCGCAAGAGGGTGACGGACGACCTCGAGGCAGTAGAGGGATGGGAGGAGAGCGTCTTCCAATGTGTTACAAATCTCGTTGATCCTTACACGAGCAAGACGAGAAGGCAGGCGAATGAACTCGTAACTTCGTACCTCAACAGCGGGGAGATATTGAATGAGATTTATCGAGGCAAGGTGTTCTGCACAAACAGCACCGACCTCCAAGACTTCAGCGTCTACGACAAGCAGCCGATGACGCAGCAACCCGTTGACAATACTGCCAAATGGATCACAATTTGAAGATATTAAAGCTCGCAAGCTACACCTCCCCGAAGGTGAGCGAGAAGCCTCGCAATGCGTGGGTCGAGTACGGAGAGGACAACAACTTCTACCAGTACCTGATCGACCTCTTCCACTCTTCGCCAACGAATAACGCAGCGATTCAAGGGATCAGCGATCTGATCTATGGCGAGGGCATGGAGGCAGCAGAGGGGAGCAGCCTCGAGGCTTATGTGAACTTCATCAAGATATTCCAAGCCGAGGATGTTCGTCGTGTATGCCACGACCTCAAGCTCTTCGGCCATGCATCCTTTCAGCTCACCCTCGACAAGGGTCAGGTGGTGGGTGCTTTCCACATCCCCCGCAACTATCTGCGCCCTGCGAAGGTGAACGACGAGGGTGAAGTGGACACCTTCTACTTTTCCAACGACTGGAGCAAGGCGAAGAGCCCAAAGTTCGCCCCTCAAGCCTTCCCCGCCTTCGGGCATCAAGCGGCAGGCGACGACGTGGCCATCTTGAGCGTTGAATCTTACAGCCCCGGGTCTGTTTACTTCAGCCCTGTGGACTATCAGGGAGGGCTTCAGTATGCAGAGCTCGAGGGAGAGATCGCGAATTACCACTTGAACAACATCAAGAACGGCCTCGCGCCTTCGATGATGATCAACTTCAACAATGGAGTCCCACCGATCGAGGAGCAGTTCGAGATCGAGCGCGACATCCTCGCGAAGTGGGGAGGGTCATCCAACAGCGGCAAGGCCATCATCGCCTTCAATGACAGCCCAGACAATGCGGCAACGATCGAGGCGGTGCAGCTATCCGATGCGCACAATCAGTACCAGTTTCTCTCCGACGAGTGCATTCGCAAGGTCATGGTGGCGCATAGGATCACCTCTCCCATGCTTTTGGGCATCAAGGACAACACAGGGCTCGGCAACAACGCGGAGGAGTTACAGGTCGCGTATGAGCTTTTCAAGAACAGCGTCATCAAGCCCTTCAGGCATTTGGTGACAGAAGCAGCCGAGAGCGTCATGGCACACAACGGGCAGGAGATCGAGCTCTACTTCAAAGACCTCTCCCCGGTCATGATGGAGGCGGCAGCAGCCGAAGCCACCCCCGCGAAGCTGAACAAGGTCGAGATGAGCATCGAAGCCCCTCACTTCAGCGAGACAGCGGAGGAGGCATGGCTGAAGTACCTCGAAGACAAGGGCGACAAGGTTGACCTCGACGAGTGGGAGCTCGTTCATGAGGAGGAGGTGACTGACCCCGACGAACCAGATGGGGAGGTCTTCAAGTTCTTCAAGAGATTCGCAGACCCAGAGGAGAAGAGCCGCCACGACGGAGGCATCTACAAGATTCGCTACCGCTACGACCCGAAGAGAACCAAAGACAACAGCAGGACATTTTGCAAGAACATGGTCGCCAACGCAGAGCAGGGCGTTTATTACAGGCGCGAGGACATCGAGAAGATGAGCAGCGCAGGGGTGAACTCCGAGTTCGCGCCCAAAGGATCGTCATCTTATTCCATCTGGCGGTTCAAGGGTGGAGTGAATTGTCATCATCGTTGGTTTAGGATGATCTTCAAGCGCAAGCAAGTGGGCGGGAAGGTCAAGCCATTGGACGAGACCGAGAAGGGAACAACGCGCAGGGACATCGAAGAGAACTACAAGCGCACAAGCGAGGGCGCAGCGAAGAGCGCAGGGGTGCAGAACATGAACCCGGCAGGCTACGACGACGCGAAGATGCGCCCCATTGATATGCCAAACCAAGGGAGACGATGAGCGACGTGCTATTCATACAGAGGGAAGACCTGATCCGCTACACGCTGATCGGGGGCAACGTGGACACCGACAAGATCATCCCACACATAAAGGTGGCGCAGGACATCCACATCCTCCCCATCCTCGGAACGAAGCTATACGAGAAGCTCCAGAGCGACATCAGCGGCAGCACATTGGCGGGCAACTACTCGACGCTCCTGACCGAGTTCGTGCAGCCCTGCCTCATCCATTTAGCCGCTGCGGAGTTCTACCAGTTCCACGCCTACGAGGTGAGCAACGCGGGAGTCTTCAGACATCAGAGCGAGAACGCGACCACGCCCTCGATTGATGAGCTTCAGGCATTGATCACCAAGCAGACGGATGTGGGCGACCACTACAAGAGGCGGCTCGTCGATCACCTCGAATACTATCCGACGCGCTTCCCCGAGTACAC